TTGGTAAATCAGTTTTAGCCACTATAGATGGCGACTGTGGGTCAATGCTGGTAGCACATACTCCCAAAGGTCATTTTATAGCTAGTTTTCATAGGGCTAGTAATACTGATAAGGTTGTTATAGGGGTAATATTGTATTATGAAGACGTTGAGCGATTAATTCAGAAGGTGTCACCACTTGCGGTTAGCTCGGGTTATCCTAAATTAGCTGATGGTCACACTATTCAGAGCTTGCATCCCAAGTCAGTCTTTAATTATATTGAGGAGGGTTCGGCTCAAGTGTTTGGGTCAATTTCTTCTTATAAATCTAATCAAAAATCGAGTGTATGTGCTACACCTATGCGTGATTTTTTGGTTGAACACGAGAAATATCCCGTTGATTATAGAGCTCCTCAACTCCGAGGATATCAGCCATATTATTTGGCTGGTAAGGATTTAGTGTCTCCAATTATCAAATTTGATGAGAATCTTTTGCGAGTGTGTGCTGAATCTTTTCTTAAGGATATTTTGAAAAATGTTCCCCATGAAGAGCTAAATGTTTTAGTTCATAAGTACGATATGTTTACTGCGACTAATGGTGCAGCTGGTGTCGCTTTTGTTGATAGCATAAACAGATCTACTTCAACTGGTTATCCTTATTGTACATCGAAAAAGAAATTTTTGAGTAAATTACCACCCACTAATGGTTTACAAGACCCCGTTGAGTTTGATAAAGAGATAGTGGAAGAAGTATACCGAATGATAGATGAGTATACTGCTGAAAGGCGCTGCCATCCGGTGTATGTAGGAACATTAAAAGATGAACCTGTTTCTTTCTTAAAATATGCAATGGGCAAAACTCGTTTATTTGGTAGTGCTCCAATTTCTTTTATTCTTGTCCAAAGAATTTATTTTTTAGCCACTATTAGATTAATGCAAACGCATAAAATGGCATTTGAATGTGCTATAGGTGTTATTGCGCAGACCAAAGAGTGGGAATTGTTTTATAAGAAATTATTACGATTTCCTACAATGATAGCTGGCGATTTCAGTAAATTTGATAAACAAATGTGTCCTTTAGTCATAATGTTGGCTTATTGGATATTAATTGAAATTGCAAAGAAGTCTGGAAATTTTACACCGGAGGATATTTTAATTATGAGAGGTATAGCGACTGATACTGCTTATCCCTTTATGTTGTTCAATGGTGATTTTGTTCAGTTGTTTGGTTCTAATCCTTCGGGACATTCTTTAACGGTTATAATCAATTCTCTGGTAAATAGTATTTATTTACGATATGTCTATACGGTGTTGTATAAGTTGCATAATAATACTGATTTGCCAGACGCTGAGATAGTAGCGACTTTTAAGGAACATGTTGAATTGTTTGTTTATGGTGATGATAATCAGGCTTCAACTGATTTGGATTGGTTTAATTTCCAGAATATTCAGAAGGCTTTTTCTGATGTAGGTATAAAATATACTCCACCAACTAAGGATGATACGAATTATAAATTTATGGACATATCTGAAGTTGATTTTTTGAAAAGATCTTATCGATATGATAGTGATTTGGGAGCTATAGTGGCTCCCCTATCAGAAGATTCACTCAATAAAATGTTAACAACATGGGTCGCTTCAGATTCAATATCTCCTGAGGTTCAGACTTTGGCGGTAATATCCTCTGCGATACGAGAATATTTTTTCCATGGGAGAGAAGTTTTTGATTATAAGCGTGAAATGTTTGTGCGTTTATTGAAGCATTTGGATTTAGAGCATGGTATTAATACTACTGTTTTACCAACATATGAGATGTTGGTAGATCGCTACAATGATGCTTCCTGCAAAATTTTAGCTCGTTTACCCCAACATTCATTTGTTTTGCAAAGTGGTTTAGTTGAGATACCAACGTGTGGATTTTTCTGCGCTTTTGGTTTTGTCATAATATTTATTATGTTCGTTTATACTTGGTTTTTATTATCAGTATTAATGGCTTTTTTAAGTACTAGGATTATTCGGATTTATTCAGTGCGGTTTCCCAGATATAATATATTAGAAGTTTTAAACCGAACGCGACGATTACCTATTGTTATATCATGGGCTGATTTATGCCATTATATAAATAGATTTTCCGTGTCTTGTATTGATATCTTTTTTTCCTTTATATATGTCTTTGGTTTTGTTGTGATGTTGCCTTTTTTGGTAACATATGTTCATCAATTAATGCTAAAGCGTATTTGGGCTCGAAGAGATAAAATTTTTCCTACTAGTCATTAGACTAGGTTATGGGCTTTCGATATCAAGTCCATTAAACCAAAAGATGTCCATCAATTGTAGTTACTGCTCCAATCATATTTAACATTATTATCCTAAAGAACGGAGAGAATGGACAATTGATGTATCCGCCTGGGCGTGCCCCTAAGATGCTATTTAGCGCAGAGTTTAGGTCCTATTTTTAATAGAGGTGGAGCTCGAATCGGATAATAATGGTTTCATAAATTATTGAGTCGTTATTATGGGACTAAATTGACTTACTAAAATTCAAGCTTTTCATCCGGGTGATGACCCGGACACCCCCCCTTTGGTCGAGGTAGTGGATTTGCCTCGTCCCGGAAATGATTTTACAGAGCAATCTGGTAAAATGGATTCCGTTATGGCCAGTTCTTCAACAGAAGCAACTGGCGAAACAGAAGTTATTGTGGCTTTTGATAATAATGTGGCTGGCGAAGCTCTAAATTTGCCAGAAACTATTCAGTCTGAATCTTCAACATCTTCTGCTGGATCGGAGATTGAACATTTTTTAAAAAGACCGGTTAATATATTAACGTATACATGGCCACTTGGTGGTACCATTCCCGTTGTTATAGATCCGTGGTTTTTATTTTTCAATCACCCTTCCATTAAAAAGAAATTAGATAATTATTATTTGATGAAATGTAATTTGCGCATAAAGATATTAATTAATGCTTCCCCTTTTTATTATGGTTGTATGATTGCTTCTTACAATCCTTTAAAGAATTGGAGTGCCCCGTCTTTTACTGCCGATGGTGATCCATTGTATATTTATTCGCAATTGCCCCATGTTTATTTGTATCCCTCTTGCTCTCAGGGAGGTTCTATGATATTACCCTTTGTTTATTATAAAGAGTGGTTAGATGTTACTAGTGCTGCTGATGTTACTAATATGGGCTCATTGGTTTTAACTGTAATGGACCCCCTGAAAACTGCTAGTGCTGCGACCACGGGTATCACAATCCAAATTTATGCGTGGGCAGAAGATTTACAAATATCTGCCCCAACAGTAAAATTTGCATTACAATCTGGTAGAGCTGATGAGTATGGTAAAGGAATAATTTCTAAACCTGCTTCAGCTATTGCTCGATTTGCTGGACATTTGACAAATGCTCCTGTTATAGGACCATTTGCCACTGCCACTCAAATTGCTGGTTCTGCCGTTTCTTCAATCGCGTCTTTATTTGGTTACACTAACGTTCCAGTTATCGCGGATGTGCATTCAGTGCGTACACATCCCATGCCTGCTATGGCAGCTACAGATATTGGAACTAGTGTTTCCAAATTAACTTTAGATTCAAAAAATGAATTAACTGTAGATTCATCTGTTTGTGGTGCAAATTTTGGAGATGAACTAGATATAACCAACTTCGTTACTCGTGAGTCGTATATAGCACAATTTTCTTGGACAACTGCTAGAGTAGCTGATGATTTGTTATTTAACGTAGGAGTTTCTCCTATGTTAAGTTTATATACTTCATTGCCTTCTCAGACATTAGCTAATCATACCCCTATGGCCCTTATGCAATATATATTTGATTATTGGCGCGGTGATATAGAATTAAGATTTAAAGTCATTTGTTCTCAATATCATCGTGGTCGTTTACGCATTTCTTGGGATCCTATAGGAGATATATCTAATACTACGGATGCAACAACTGAAGCTTATACTAAGATTGTTGATATATCTGATACTACTGATTTCACCATTCGTGTACCATACATGGCTGATACAGCATATTTAGCAACAACACGTGTGTCTGCTACTCGTTTTGGAACTGCTCCACTGTTGAAGCAAATCTATGAAAACGGTATCTTGACTGTTAGAGTTTTAACAGAATTAACAGCTCCAGTTTCTACAGCAAATATCACTGTATTAGTTTTTGCTCGTGGTACCGATAATCTAGAATTTGCAACTCCACGTGAACATAATTTTAGCAATAATCTTTCTCCATTTACTGTTCAATCAGGCGTATTAACTTATGACAATGAGGATGAGGATGTGTCTTCAATAGCTTTACGACCATCAACAATTCCTCAAAGTATTAATTTAATATATCATGGTGAAACTATAAAGAGTCTACGAACATTGTTACGCAGATCTCAATTTTTACGCACTCAGAACATTACTAATGGAGTTAATACTGCTTTCAATATATTAATTCGAGAAACGCAATTCAATAGATTTCCTATGGCTCCTGGATTTGATCCTAATGGTATCAATTCTGCTAATAACTTATTATCAGCAGGTACTAGCCCTTATAATTGGGTTCAGTACACATTATTATCATTGTTGGGATCATGTTTCTTAGGTTCACGTGGATCTGTTATATGGTATATTGAAAGTCATCGAGGAGATCCTAATTCTGAAATTCGTGTAGGTCGTCCAGGTAATACCATTGCATTAACTTTAACTAATTATACCACTCCTGGCACACTTGGAGTTATACCTGGTTCTGCTAACGGTGTTGCTAGAACGGATGCCCTATCTAGTTCATCAACAGCAGGTGGTACAGATATTATTAAAACTGACCGATTGCCTACTACTTCCATTTGTGCACCTTTTTATAGTCCACTCAAGTTTCGCACTAGTAGTCACAAAGATGCAGTGTTGGGTACAGGTATTGATGGGTCATGGACAGATAAATTATCACTAAGAGAGAGAACCATGCCCCGCGTGAATATAGTTGGGAATGCCGAATGGGCTAATTCCACTCAGTATTCCTACTATTGTTCAGCAGGTCCTGATTTTTCTTTTATTTTCTTTTTAGCCGTTCCGCCAATGTATAGATATACATCGGTGCCAACGGCCCCTTAATCCCTTCAGGGATTTTTCTTAACCAAAACGTACATGTACGGTGTGTACGTCCTCTCATTAGCCCTTAGGTTTTATGGGGAGAGGTTTGGCGCATGCTGATCGTGAAACATACTTTATATTTTATATATCCATATTGGGTTTTGTAGCTTCACGATCAGTGAGGTGAAATTTTTACCAATGTGGACGCCGTAGTCTTTCACGATTTGATGCGGACGCCGCAGT